TATCGTGTATCTTTCTAAAAAGAAAGAGAAAGATGGAACTGAAGTCGTTGGTAACATTATTCACTGTAAAAATGCAAAGTCTCGTTTGACTATTGAAAACAAGATGGTTGATGTTCGTCTGATGTATGAACGTGGACTTGATCGTTACTATGGTTTGTTGGAACTTGCATTGAAGTATGGAATCTTCAAATCTGTATCAACTCGTATTGAGTTGCCTGATGGAACAAAGACATTTGGTAAGACAATCAATAACGATCCAGAGAAGTTCTTTACTGAAGATGTAATGCGTCAATTGGATTCTGCTGCTGGACAAGAATTTAAATACGGCAATCAAAAAATTCTTGAAGCAGAAGAAGAGGAAACAGAAGAGGAAACACTGGAAGATGTTAGAGAATAATTGGATTCGAGCATATGATAATATTGTTGATGAAGAGTTCTGTGACAGAATAGTTGATTTTTATGAAGACCATCCAGAACACCAAGAAAGAGTTGTTTTGGATGGCCATCGTTCTTTTACACAGATAAACTTGCAACAGAATGATGGGTGGGAGTATTACTCTAATCACCTTATGTCTGCATTTTATTCAGCGATTAATCAATACAAAGAAGATTGTGTAATCGAAGAAGGTATGTGGCCTGAGAAATTTGCATTTGAAATGTTTAGAATGAAGAGATACTTACCAAATGATGTTGATGAATTTAAACCCCATGTTGACGTTGGAGATCATGCTTCTGCTAGAAGATTTTTAGTATTCTTCTTATATGTAAACGAACCAGAAGGTGGTGAGACTGCCTTTCCTCAACATCAACTTGCAGTAAAACCAAAGAAGGGTAGGCTTTTAATGTTTCCCCCAATGTGGACACATTGGCATGCTGGACTTAAACCTATTGGAATTCCAAAATATATCGTTGGGAGTTATCTGCACTATGCATGAAGATGAAGATATAAAAGAGTATTACAAATATGTCACTGATAAGAATAATAATTGGGAATGTATTGGTATAACAAAAGGCAGATGGCATGGTGTAATTTATAGATATGGACAAGTAAAATTTATTGAGGATGAAGATAAAGATGAGTTGACATTATCGTTTGAATGGGATATAATAGATTCTAATGGTTTTAGAAGAGATCATTTTAATGATGATTTCTTTAATTTTATTGGAGACATTCTCCATGATATTATTAATGAACAAGTAGAAGAGGGAATATTAGAATATGTCGATGCAGACGATTGAAATAACAGCACTATCAAATCTAATTCACAATGAGAGTTATGCTCGTAAAGTTTTACCTTTTCTAAAACCAGAATATTTTTCAAATCGTAATGAACGTATCGTCTTTGAGGAAATTACAAGATTTACAGAAAAGTATAATAACCTTCCAACACAACAATCTCTTCTAGTAGAAATGGACAATCGTAAAGATTTGTCTGAAGAAGAATATAAAACAATCAATTCACTTATCGACACTTTAGGTAAACATGATGTGGATATGAATTGGCTTGTAGACACCACTGAAAAGTTTTGCAAAGACAAGGCAGTTTATAATGCTATCTTATCTGGTATTCAGATTATTGATGGTAAGGATAAACAACACACTGCTGAAGCAATCCCATCTATTCTATCTGAAGCCCTTGCAGTCGCATTTGATCAAAATGTTGGACACGATTATGTGGAAGATGGAGAAAACCGATTTGAATTCTATCACAAGAAAGAAGAGAAAATTGAGTTTGATCTAGATTACTTCAATAGAATTACCAAAGGTGGACTTCCACAAAAAACTTTGAATATTGCACTTGCTGGAACTGGTGTTGGTAAATCATTGTTCATGTGTCATATGGCTGCGTCTACACTGATGCAAGGTAAGAATGTTCTCTATATCACAATGGAGATGGCAGAAGAACGGATTGCAGAAAGAATTGATGCAAATTTGATGAACATTACTATGGACGATTTGCACAATCTACCAAAGAAGATGTTCACTGATAGACTGTCAAAAATTCAAAAGAAAACTAATGGTAAACTGATTATCAAAGAGTATCCAACTGCATCTGCTCATAGTGGCCACTTTCGTGCGTTGTTAAAAGAACTTGCACTAAAGAAATCCTTTAAACCAGATATCATCTTTATTGATTACTTGAATATATGTTCTAGTTCACGATTTAAGGGTAATGCAAATGTTGGTTCTTATTTCTATATCAAGGCGATTGCAGAAGAACTCAGAGGACTTGCAGTAGAAACTAATGTTCCAATTATGTCTGCAACTCAGACTACTCGTGGTGGATATTCAAACTCTGATGTTGGACTAGAGGACACCAGTGAGTCGTTTGGACTTCCAGCCACTGCCGACCTAATGTTTGCGTTAATCTCTACAGAAGAACTAGAACAACTAAATCAAATTATGGTGAAACAGTTGAAGAATCGTTACAATGATCCTGGCACTAATAAGAGGTTTGTTGTTGGTATTGATAGATCTCGTATGAAGTTATATGATTGTGAACAAGAGGCACAAGAAGATATTATTGACAGTGGACAGGATGACACACCAGTTTTTGATAAAGGACAGAATCAGAAATACGACAAGTTTAACGACATCAAGTTCTAACTCCTTTTCCTTATAAATAGAGATGTAATATATTTGTATGAATGGGGAAAGTGTAAATGAAAAGGTTTTCTCAGTTTATTCTGACTGAAGCTGATACATCTGGTGCAACAAACACCGAAATAGCAATTTGTTATCAATACAACTTTAACAGAACAGATGACCACGAAAAGGCTCTGTCTGATGCTGGTATATCTAGTTCTGATTATGAAAAACTAACAGAAGAACTATTAGATATTGGTAAGAAAGTTGCTGATCAGATGGGCGATAGAGGCCCTCTTCTGGTTCATTCTGGCCGAGCGACTGCGAGTAAAAATTACTATGAAGGGGGTAGAGATGTTACCCCAAAAGCAGACTTCTTTGGCAACTCCAAAAATTATATTTCATTAAAAAAGGCAGGAGATAGTGGAAAGGGTGCTCAGTTAATGAGTGCAAAATCTGCTGAAGCTGCTGGTGTTGTTAAGGCTGCGGTTGGACATTATGAAAACGCAAATGGCAAGACCCTTACAAACAATAAAGACTTTCTTAATGCTATCAATATTTTAGAAAACGAAATGAAATTAACTGCTCGTAATGACTTGAATGTTGAGGTATCAAAGGGCAAGAAAAGTTTTGAGCAGTGGTATATTACTTCTAGTTCTCGTAAAGAAGAACTTCTTAAAAAAGAAAAAAATATCAAAAAGGTTGAAGCTCACCTAAAGGCAGAGCTTTCTATTTTAGGTGCAACTCGTGCTTCTAAAGGTGCAGAGAAAAATCTTATCCCAGGCATTTCTTCTATTACACAACCACAACTTAAAATATCTTTTGATGAATATAGTAATGATACAGAGTATAAGGTAGGGGATGTAACAGTAAGTGCTGGACACCTTAAAAATGTATCACCAGATAAATTAACTGATACTGCATTGAAACAACAGATTGCAGAAGTTATTGAAACATCTATTAACTCTCAGACTTGGCAAAACGAGCTCACTAAGTTCTTCACGAATAATGAAGATTTAAAGAAGTGGATGGTTTACGAAGCCGGTTCTGGTTTATATAAGTTTACTGGACAGTATTCTTCTGGTTCAAACTACTTTGGTTCTGATCAAAATGTTGCAAATAAAATTCTAGTATTCTATAATGGTGGTATCAAAACAGAATACGATATGATGGATTATGCTAATAAAAACACTTCACTTGTAAATAATGTTAGTGTATCATATAAGGGCAGTGGACGCTCTAAGTATATTAAACTTGGTATTGCATCTGCTGTCGAACACGAACTTCCTGTTTTACAAGAGGAGTGGAAACAGTTGGAAGAACAATATTTTCTTGCAGAAGGAATTTTTAGTAATCTTAAAAAGAAGGTTTCTGCGTTTCTTAATGCTGCAAAAAATATTGTTAAGAAATTTTATGAAAATGTAATTAAAAAAGTAATAGGTAATTTAAAGGTTCTTGCTCAAAAGGGTATTGAAAGTTTTCTAGATTCTATCGGATTAAATTACTCTGCAAATGTATCAATGGGAACACCTTCATGGTAATGTCATTCAAACAACTTTTGAAAGAAGATAAAGGTGGGAAGAACCTTCACCTAGAACATATTGAGGACGAAATCCTTAACTATGGTGTCTCTGGTGGTCGTGCGGCAATTAACTTTGTTCGTTCTCTTAGAGATATGTTAGCAGGAAATTCTCGTTCATCTGTAAACATGACTGTAAAGTGGGATGGAGCTCCTGCAATTTTTGCTGGTATTGACCCATCAGACAATAAGTTCTTTGTCGCAAAGAAATCAGTGTTTAATGTTAATCCAAAACTTTATAAAACAAATGCAGAGATTGATGCAGACTTGAGTGGACAACTCAATTCTAAGTTTAAAGTTGCACTTGCAGAATTTTCTAAGTTGGGAATTAAAGGTGTTCTTCAAGGAGACTTGATGTTCACTGACGATGTTGAGACAACAAGTATTGATGGAACATCCTATTACACATTTCAACCAAACACTATTGTGTATGCTATTCCAGTAGATAGTGATTTTGGAAAACAAATTAAAAATGCAAAGATTGGTGTGGTGTGGCACACCACATATTCTGGAAGTTCTTTGCCAGAAATGCAGGCATCATTTGGTGCAAATATTAGTGGACTTAAAAAACCATCATCTGTTTGGATGGACGATGCAACTTATAAAGATCAGTCTGGCAAAGCAACAATGACTTCTGGAGAAACAGAAAAGGTTACTGCATCATTGTCTGCGGCTGGTTCTACATTTAGAACCATTAACTCATCTTTGCTCAAGGGGTTTTTATCATTACAAGATACTTTCACTGGAAATCTTGCTGGTGCATCTCTCAAAACTTATAATAATAGTAAGGTGAGAAAGGGAGAAAAAATTACTAACCCAAAATCTCATGCTGAGGGATACATAAAGTGGGTTGAGGATACGTTTCAAAAGAACATAGATAAATTAAAAACTCCTAAGAATAAAGATGTTTTGAAAACAAAACAGAAAGAAACGATTCGGGAATTAAAGAAACACACTACTAATCTTACAAATATTATTACCTTTCAAAATCATATTGTTGATGCAAAGATGGGTATTGTAAGGAAACTAAATACTGTTAAGAGTATTGGAACTTTCATTAAGACTTCTAATGGATTTAAAGTTGTTAATCCAGAAGGATATGTTGCTATTGATAGAGTTTCTGGAAATGCAGTTAAACTAGTAGATAGAATGGAATTTAGTTTTAATAACTTTACTGCAATAAAGGCATGGGATAAATGAAAACTTTTAAGGATATTAGAGAAGCTCGTGGCGACACTTGTGTATTTACCTTTGGTAGATTCAATCCTCCAACTACAGGACACGAAAAACTGTTAGAAGCGGTTGCGACAGAGGCAAAGAAGAACCCTGGCGCTCCTTACTATGTTTTCGCTTCTCATTCTGAAAATCCAAAGAAAGACCCATTGCCGTATGCAAAAAAAGTTGCATATATGAAAAAGATGTTCCCAAAACATGCAAGGAACATTATTGTAGACAAGGCACGAAATGTATTTGAGATTGCAGTCTCATTGCACAACAAAGGACATAGGGCAATCGTAATGGTTGTTGGTTCTGATCGTGTATCAGAGTTTGATAGTCTACTTAACAAATACAACGGTGTAGAAGCAAGACATGGTTACTACGGATTCGATGAGATTAAGGTAGTATCTGCTGGTGAACGTGATCCAGACGCAGAAGGTGTAACAGGAATGTCTGCATCTAAAATGCGAGCAGCTGCATCGGCGAATGACTTTGATTCATTCGCACAAGGATTACCAAGAGGATTTGCTGATGGTAAAAAACTATTTGCAGATGTTCGTAAACATATGGGTATTCGTGAATCATTCAATGGTGTAAACTACGTTATGACTGAAGAGGACGTTATTCGTGATATGTATGTTCGTGGAGAAGTTCTAACCATTGGTGAAGAGGTCACAGATTTATATACTGGTGTAACTGGTAAAATTATTCGTAGAGGAACTAACTATCTAACCTTTGCAGAGGAAGATGGAACAACTCACAAAAAGTGGTTGTATGAAATCCAACTTGCAGAAGATTGTTGGCCTGGCTTTAAACAAGTTGGAATGAAGGATAAGAACGGAAAACAAGTTCCTAACTGTGTTCCAGTTGATGAGAAACAAGACAAAGATATTAAAGATAAGAAGGGAACTCAACCCGCTAAGTATTATGCAAAAGATGCTGAGGGTGATGAGATGGCAAAGTCTACTAAAGACAAAAGAGATGCACACTTCAGAAAACAGGCCGCAAAGGATGACGATGATCCTAATGCATATAAGCCTGCCCCTGGCGATGCAACCGCAAAGACTAAACCATCAAAGTATACAAACAAGATGAAGAAGTTGTTCCCAGATTTATATAAAGAGAGTGCAGATAAGTCTCTTCAAAAGAAGGCAGATGCTTCTGGTATCGCACTTGGTATTCTACAAAAAGTTTTTGATAGGGGTGTTGCAGCATGGAAGGGTGGACATCGCCCAGGCACAACTGCTGTGCAATGGGGTCATGCAAGAGTAAACTCTTTTATTTCGGGCGGTAAGACAAGAACTACTGCCGATGCAGATTTGTGGAAACAACACAAAGGTAAGTCTGAAGAGAAAGAAGACCCTCGTGAAATCGGAACAGATGCAAGAAGGGAAGTGACACAAAAGATGACGCCAGGACAGGAAGTAAAGAAGTTCTCATTCAAGGAACACTTGGATTGTGGAACATCAAACTGTTGTAATGAGTGTGAGACTTCAAGTCTAATTGAATCGAATCAGTATCGTGTTGGTTCAGAAAAGTATTTTGAGTTTTTTCAAGAGAAGAGAGATGCCTATAAGTTGGGTGTTTACAATCCAGTAGGTTTTGATAAAGAACTGATGGAAGGTGATCTTGGAAAGTATGATATGTATCAAGGGGAACATGTTCCATTGGATTGCCCTATGATGTTTGAAGAAAAAGATGTAGAACTAAACAAACCAAAAGTCGGTGGGCCAAAGAAATACTATGTGTATGTTAAAGACCCATCAACAGGTAATGTTAAGAAAGTTACGTTTGGTGATACAACTGGACTGAAAGTTAAGTTGAATGATAAGGAAGCAAGAAAGAACTTTGCTGCTCGTCATGACTGCGAAAACCAAAAGGATAAAACTAAGGCGGGGTATTGGAGTTGTAACCTACCTCGTTATGCAAAACAACTTGGTTTGAGTGGTGGAGGAAATTTCTATTGGTAAATCCATATGAGGATAT